ATGAAATGTACAAAATGCGGTTACGAAGAAGAAGTACCTAGATGGTTAATCGATGAATTATTTCCAAATGAACCTGAAGAAAACTATATGATGCACTGCCCTGAATGTGATCATAAGATGATTGTAAAAAAATAATTCAGCAACTAAAAGGCAAATGCAAAATGTTGGCTATTACGATAGTCCTTTTTGTCGTTCCTCATAATCAACAAATTGTGACAATTCGACAGTTTTTCACATACCGCATTTCCCTGTTCCGAAACCAAAATCTTAATATATAAAAAAATCGCTATAAAGCGATTTTAAGCGTTGTTTTTACTTGTACCCCACAATTACTCAACTTTATGCTTAATTCGTTTTTTAAAGGGGTTTTTGCGCGAATTAAAAGGTAATGCGCCCTTTACGAACATTAGGGTGTGCTTCGCCATCCCAGATATTTTATTTTCTAGGATAGTTCATGCTATTTAACCACCAATTTCCGCTTACAGGACGAATCAACCGTTTGTTTCTGTTGGCTTTGTAGTGTCAATCACATTCAAACTCAACGTGATTTCTTTAATTTCATTACATACAGTAATTTCAAATGTTGCTTTTCTTTGTCTTTTATTAAAACTTTTTATTCTGCTTTTAAATTTTAAAAGGATACCTTTTAAAATGATGACATTTCCATCTTCATCTACCGTTACCTCAGTTGGTTCTAATGGATGACCATCGTTGTTTAAAATTTTTACCCATTCTTCTTCCAGGAAGGTAAGAGTGGATGGGGAAGTTTTGTCCCCCAAGAAACGTTGAACCCCATTAATACCTTTGATTTTGTAAAAGTCTTCGGCTTTGAATTCGGTTTGTACGAAAACATAGTTAGGAAATAATATGTATTCTCTTTGCATCCAAGCGCCTCCTGAACGAATCAAGCGACTTTCTCTTGGAACAAGAGCTTGATACCCAGCCAACTCTAATTGCTTCTGTATTTGAAGCTCTTGGCTTCCTTTCACTTGTATCACACACCACATATCTATCCCTCCATTTCTTCTGTTTTCTTTGTGTTTAAATACTGGACAAGTTCCTTGTATAGCTCAGGTTTTTCCTTCGCCATGGAAGAGAACAGTAATGTTTTAAATTCTTCAATCGCTGCATCCTTAACATCTTGGTTTTGGATTTCAACTCTTTTCTTATAAGCAGTCGCACGAATAAGTGCATTTGACTCCTTCATAAGTTTCGCTAAATCTACTTCATCCCAATCTTCTTCTTTCGTGCTTGCTAAGCGATTAAACACGTTACCTGATGTGATACGGATGATTGCTTCTGCCATATCTAAATCAGGATTACGATCCAATTCTTCTTTTACTAACTTGAAGTTCTGATGTGTCATCTTCAATGCTTCCATATTGGCATTGAACGAACGAGCATATCTACACACACTAGCAACAGATACCGATTGTTCATTTTCTTTTAGAAAATCTACAATTTCAGTATAAGTTGCATCAGACTGAAGCATAGTTTCAACTACAGATTTAAGATCTTCAGGCAAGTTGTCAATCTTACTGTGTTTCCGATTGGCCATAGGTTTAAACCTCGATCATATCGTCTACAATGTTTCTTGCTAAAAGCTTTATTCCTTTGCTAGTAAGTTTAGCTTCAAGGTTTCTGTAGTTGACATCCTGAGATAGCTCCAACACTTCATTTCTTGTAGCGATATCTCTTAAGCGAATATATTTTTCTTCAGTCAAATAGTTGATGCAGTCTAAAAACTCCCATTTTTCAACTCCATCCATTTCTAACACTGTTTCAACGCTTTTAAGTTCGTTGTACTTGTATCTAAGAACATTAATCGTTCTTAACACACGACCATTGTTGCTGATAAAGTTTGCAGCTTCTAGTCGCTTCTTTAATGTTTCTTTATCTGCCATTTCTATACCCTCTCTTTCAATAGTAATTTATAGATTTCATCTAGTTTATTTTCTGTTTTTCGTTGTTCACGAATAAAGTCTTCTTTCGTTAAGAACTGTTTTTGTGCTTCTTTTAAATCGTTTCTGAATTCTTTGACCGATTCTTTGAATTCGGTTTTAGGCGTGTAGTCAGTTTTAATATCTTGAATATCTTTCTTGACTTCTTTAATGATTTTTTCATGAGCAACTTCGGTAAGATAATCTTTTTCAATTTGTTGGATTTTATAATCTGTTTTATCAATCTTGTCCATAGTCTTTTTTAAAAAGTAAGTGATAATTGTAATGACTGTACCAATTGCCAATTCTAAAAAATAATCCATTTCTATACCTCCTTGCTCGTTATTACAAGGCAAATTTTAGATAAAAAAAAGAAAGTGGTAAAATAAACTACTTTATAGTTAAACTTTACTACTTTCTTTAAATTTTCTATAAATCAAACAATGTGACTTGTCCTTCGTATGGATCGATTTTTTTGTTTTTGAACAAATCGCCGATGATTGTTCGTATCTGTATTTCTGATAAGCCATACTTCAATGCAAGTGCTTTGATATCCCCATTTTTTTCATACTCAATGCGTATTTTCTCATTACGCTTTCTTCGCTCGATTTCACTGAACTTAGGAATATAAATGCTTGTTCCTGCATAATAGTGAATCAACCTCTTATAGGCTTCTAAACCAATGACTTCAACGACTTGTAACTGTTCTTCATTTAAATCATCTAATGTTACATCTGCACTTTCTGTCATTAATTCATCCATTTTCTTTCAGCCGTCCTAACATAGTTTTTTAAAATTTCAATCAGTTTGTTTCCATCATCTCTTGAAAGACGATTAAATATGCGTTGTGGGGTTGATTTTACTTGGAACTGTCTTTCTATAATACCCGCCAATCTTTCGCCTACAGGAGCATTATTTGGTTCTCTATCCAAAGATTGAAGCTCATACATCAATGACCAGCATTTCTTCTTTTGTCCTGATGTCATAACTTCATCAATCTTATTATTCTGTTGCTTTTCCAGGTAGGCGATGATTTCATTGGCTTCACGATACGTTAGTTCCTTAGTTGAATATTTACATGTCTGATTAAAAATAATCATATGCAAGATGTCATTATCTTTATCTTGGCGATCAACATATCCTAATGCATTTGCAATAGCATATATTTTTTTGGTCTGCCATCTCTCAACAGTTTTCATAAGATTGCTCCTTTCAATTATTCCGCTTCTAGCGTTACCTTGATTGAATCTTCGACAATCAATGAACTCTTGATTTTAGCTACTGCCTCTTCAACCGTTCCATCAAATCCCGAAGCTTCAATAATTCTCAAGATATTTTGATAAGCCATAACATCCTGTACAAGGAATGCATTATCACTTGCCTCTTTTTCGCTAAGGTCTGTGTACTTCAAGATGTTCTTTTGATCTTGTTTGTATTTTCCTTTTAAACGTTTCATAAGAAGCGCTTGTTTCTTCTGATCAGGAGTCATATGAGTGACAACATTAGATAATGTATCTTCAATATAATCTCCTTTGAACATATTCGCTAACATTGTTTTGGCAACATCGGTCAAAGAGAGCTTTGTTTCTTCTTTAATAAAATCAGGAACAGTCTTTCCTAAAACCTCTTTGATAACTACCCACGAAATCGGTTTGACTGTTGCTGCATTCTGTACGATGACTTTAGCACCATTATTTCCATAGATTTCTACGGTTTTTAGTTTTGTATCCTGCAGATCTTTTTCGGCGTATTCTTCAAAATCAGCCTTTAAATTTTCCATTTCATTTTTGATGCCAGCCAATTGTGCATCTAATTCAGCGTAGCGATCAACTTTCTCTCTAATTTCCATGTTCGCCACCTCCAGCGAATTTACTAGCACATGTAGTGCATAGTTCTACATTATTAAATACTTTTACATGGTCAGCAGTTCCACAACACATGCATGTAGGAATATGCTTTTTGATGAGAAGGCTATTGTCTTCCGTTTGAATGATTTCTACTGCTGCACCTTTTGGAATATTCATCTGATGTCTAATCTGTGCAGGAATCGTAATTCCACCAGTTCTAGAAATCTTTTTAAATAGTTTGTTTTCCATCTGTTTTTCCTCCTTTGCTTTCCTATGCTCCACTCTGCATTATCCGAGGGCTTGTGACCTCCGTTGGCTGCATTAGAGCAATGGGTTATTTATCCCCAGTGCATTTTTTGTATTCATCTTCTGTAATCGGATAGGCTTCTTTAACATATAAAGAAAAGTAAGCCATAAACTCTTCCGCTGTTAGCTCTTCATCAACCTCGACAAATCGCTTTTCACCGTTCAGATTCTTGATCACAAAATACTGTGATTTCATATTGAGTACCTCCTATCAGTTCTTTTGCTTTTAATACTTTTTTAGAGTAGTCTGTTTCATAAATGCCTTGTTTCCATAACCTTTGAGCTCCTGCAACACCAATGTTATAAGCCATAAGCATTTGATGTTCACTTTCGTTCCATTTCAGCTGGCTTAATAAAAAGATACCAGCCTTAGCTCCTTGGTATGGATCAAGCATATTTGTTAATCCTAACTCTCTTTCTACCTCTTCAAAATTGATTTTATTTACTTGCATAAGTCCGAAGTCATCTGTACTTGATATAAGTTCAGGATTGAAATCACTTTCTACTTTCATAATCGCAAGTACCAATTTCATATCTAATCCTGCATCTATGCACTCTTCTCTTATATAATCTTGCAAATCCATATCAAGAGGGACATTGTAGTATGTTTTGACCTCTGTTTTTAACTCCTTAGCTTTAGTTTCAACAATTTGTGTTTCGACTTCTATTGGTTTATTCGCAGGAGCAATTGTCAATGCATATATCTTATTCGTTACTATGATAGTGATTATTAGTGAAACCATCAGAAGAGATCTTTTCATTGCTCCATCCTCTTGCATTTACTCATTTCTTTTTGAAGTCTTCTTTTGTGTTTTAACAGATCTCTTTTTCTCATTGGTGAAGAAGTGCTTTTTAAATCTACTTCGCATTTTTTAAGTTTGTTTAAAACCTCGTTTTTACCCATGTTAAACTCCTATTTCATTGTCACTTTCTCTTATTTTTTCTAGATCTTGATACATAAGAAGTATGCTTAAGTATGCAATTGATCCAAGCAAGGTTGACGTAATGACTTTTGGCTTTGACTTGAGATATTGCATTTGCGTATTGAAATGTATGTTGTTTTCGTATAAGTGCTTGTATCTAGGATTTCTAGTTACTTTTTCAAAGAATTCTTGTCCAGTCATACTATTTTTCGATTCTAGCTTCCAATATTGCCTGAAGCTCTCTTTTTTCCTTTTCATACTCGTGTACTAAACTCCAATCACAAGCATCCCATCGGTCTTTCATATCAATATAGAACAACTCTCTGTCAATCCATTCAATTCTTCGTTTGATTTGTTCATTGGTCATATTCTGATATTCCATTTTTATCACCTCACAATTCCCATATAGGTTTGAGAACTTCAATGATCTGTTCATATGTCATCTTATTATCGTTCTCTTGTAATTTTTGATCTAACACCATTGCACATTTTTTAAGTTTTAAAATGCCAAGATCTTCTTTACTGACGCTCCCATATCGGCCTGAATTCGTCATCATTCCTAAAACGATCATAAATGTGTTCAGTTTTGCATAATCTACTAAGCAGTAATCTTTCCATTCATCACAAACTTCTTTAGCAAACTTCTTTCTGTTTAATCTTGGTTTATCAGGCGGGATAATCCCTTTTTCCTGCAAATTCTTTTTGATACGTTTTCTTTCGTCTTTTTCACGATTGGTCATACGTTTATATTTCTTCGCTGCCATATACTCCTCCTACTTTAAGAACTAGTTACCATATCTTCTTTTATCGTCATGTTTTTTCAACTTGCATACTAATTCAAAAGTCGTTTGTATCTTTTCTACATTAAACAATGCATCTTCTTTGATTCGATAAACATATAGATATCGTCTGTCATCTCGGATATAAACTGTTTTTGTGGCCAACTTTAACAATTCTTCAGCAAGATAAGTATCACCAAACCAATGCAATGAGCCGACCATAGTGATAACTCTAGCTTCAAAGTATAGAGAATCTTTTTCTAATCTCATTAGCTTCACCTCCTCACTCTGCATTATTCGAGGGCTTGTGACCTCCGTTGGCTGCATTAAGGAGGACTTTATTCGTCCTCAGTTTTGAATGTGTGTGTGCATTTGCAATTTAGCGTTTGTTTTCCTTCTAAATAGGCTTTTTTAATTCTAATCTCTAGATCTTCAGCCATAATAGCTGCAGTTACAATCACAAGAATCAATAGAATAGATGCGAATAGCAAACAGTCTTGTATGCTTAGCTTAGAAGTCACTTGACTAAGCAAAACACCCAAAATCACTCCGAATACAACGCTAATCAATGTCTTTTTAATTTTTCTCTTTCCCACTTTCGTTTCTCTCCTCTTTATTGTTTTTTATACTCACATAGATTGCATATACAACTATGGCAGTGCAGATTTTATAGATCATTTGTACTAATTTATTTAGCATTTAAATAACCTCTATTCCTAACGTTCTAGCCATGGCAAACAGTCCATTCACTGAAACATCATCATTGTTAATGCTATTTTCATAAACATTGGTTGCTCCACGAATGCCCCATTTTGATTTACAAACACCTTTTAAGAAGTTCAATTCTTTATTCAATCCTTGTTGTTTTAACGCTGGGAATAATTTTTCTACATCATCATCCGTAACATTGGATGTTGAATAGTATCGGCTCATCTTGATTCTTGAAAACAGCTGAGCAAATTGTGCTTCCTGTTTTCCTTTCATCTTTGAATAGACCTCTGTATTACCAATCAACACGATTCCAACACCCTTTGTTCCTGTGATTGAGTTTGGATCAGCAAGTGTTCTTATCTGTTCAAGTGCCGATAACTTCAAGTGTTGAGCTTCATCAATGATGATCACTCTGTTTGTTCCTTCAAGCTTATCCCTAATCGAAAGCATCAACTCCATCTTGTTTCTGCTTTCAGGAATTTTAAGTGTCCTAGCTAGAAGTCTAAGCATATTGCCTAGAGTTCCAGCTACAGGACTCATTTCCATATAGATTGCTTGCGTTGGATTCTCTCGTACATATTTCTGTGCTGCTTTTGTTTTACCAATTCCTGCATCACCATGGGCGATTGCGATACCTCCATTTAATTGAGCATATCTAATCATCTTATAAATGTCTTCGCTGATAGAAATAGGAATGTAATCTTCCATCGGTTTATATGTTTGAACCTTTTCTTTGATTTCCTCTTGTTCAGTAATAGTGTCCAAATATTCAACGATTTTAGCCTCAACTGCTGTGACATCACCTTTGTATTTACCGCCTCTATACTGCGAAAGAGCTGTCATACTCACGCCAATCAGTGGCGCAATTTTCGCTTGAGAAACACCAGCTTCTTTCATGTATTTCTCAAGTCTTTCTTTAACTGCAACGTTAAGCATAATAATCTCCTCCTTGTCGCTTAATTGAGTTTATATTCATCTTGTCTAAATCCACATCATGCACTTTGCATAACATGGGTTTTTCATCCACGTTTAAGATCTCTAAATCGTAGTTTGGTTTAGAAACATCACTGTCTTTGTTTTCTTTAGCAGATTTCAACAACAATTCAAGTGCAGTATTTCTATCGATATTAGCAATGATTGAATCCTTGATTGCTTCCTTAGCAACTTTCTTAAGTTCTCTAGTTTTAGCCATCGCAAGTTTTACTTCGTCCTTACTTGCTCCATATTCAAGCACTGCGACATTATCTGCTTCAACTTCCATGATGAATCTATCATCAAGGTCATATACTCTAACTCTGGATAAATCATCAGGATCATATCTTAGATAAACTTTCTTATTCAGCATCTGCATGATTAATTCATTGTTGAAGTAATCTAGTTGAGTGCCTCCAATCTTCAAACTAACGCCACGTCTTGTCACTTTTTGAGCTCTAGTGGATCTTAACATCATTAGATTCAACTGTTCTTCGGTTGCGGTTGTCTTCGTATGCAAGTTTTCCTGATAAACATCAATCTTTCTTTTACCTTTATCCGCTACAACTGCACCGTTGTATTCTTCATAATTCAAGTAATATTCAATCAATTCTTCGATTTCTTTGATAAATGCTTCTTTATCAGGTATATTTCCGTTTTTAAGTTCAACTTTTAAGATCTCAGGCTTTTCAACTACATTTCCACCTGTATAAGTTGCAAACAATCTAGAAATACTATTTTTGAAATCTAAGAATCTTCATTCAATGATCTTAGCTTTTGCGTTTCTAACGAGTGCATTGACCATATTGATTCCTAAGCGTTCAAGAATCGGAGGAGGAGTAAATTTATCTTCGTCCTTTTTCTTTTTTCTGTGTCCTGAACCGCCGAAGTCAAATGTTAAGAACTCTCGACCATTATCTAAGTAAACATTTTTAGGTATTCCATACTTCTTGATACCTCGTCTTAATGAATAAATTGAAGCTTGCGATGATGGGGTATCTGTAATGTAGATACATGTCATAATTCCGCTTCGTGCATCCATAAAGGCTGTTAAGTAAAGTCTGAACGTCTTTTCGCCATCCCCAACAATTACATCGATTGTATGGTTGTCTCCAATCCAGTAGTCATTCGAATCCATGTTGTCATAAGTTCTTCGTATGTATGGCGCACATCTATCATCAAATGCCTTATCTCCATCTCTTCCAAGAGTTAAGATTGCATCAGGAATATCGGCTTTTACATGTCTTGTAAAAGTACAATAAGCTGGTATATCCTCATATAACTCAGGTGCTGTATTTTGAATATATAGTTGAGTATATTGATAGCATTTTCTAAGTGGATGCTTTGCTTGATCCAACAAGAAGCTCAAGAACACTTGCCACACATGTTCATCAATTTTTGTGTAGCCTTTCTTGGCTTTTCCTCGTTTATCAATCAAGCCTTCTAGATCTCCATTCTTTAAGGCTTTAAACTTGCGATAAAGAATACTTGTAGAAATATTAAGCTCAGGATGTTCTAACTTTATCTTTGTGATGAATAGTTCATCAACTTCACTCTTATTTCTTGCGTTTTCTTTATTTCTGAAAGATTGCCATTCATTAATAACGTTTTCCCAAAAAACACATTCCTCTCTTTCTTGGGTGCTCATAAACTCTAGTTTTTCAGCATTCTGTACTTCAATGTTAGTGTTTAAGATCCCTTTAGATCGATAGTATTTTTGTTGTTCCTCTTCTGTCAGTTGATCTAGAGGTATGGCATGAACTAATCTACCTCTTGAATTTTTAACTTTTACAGATTTATAAAAGCCTTCTGTAACAAGTTGTTGAATTCTAACTCTGTGACATCCTTTTAATTCTGCTAATTCTTGAAGTGTTAGCGTCTCCATTTAACCACCTCCTCACTCTGCATTATTACGAGGGCTTGTGACCTCCGTTGGCTGCATTAAGAAGGAACTACTGTTCCTTGTAGTGTTTTTCGTAATAACTTTTTACTGCTGGAGAAGAAATTGGATAACCAGCTACAACGCAATATCTTGCGATTGAACTAAAATTGAATTTCTCTTGATATATCATTTCTTCCATCATCGCATTTACTGCTTTCTTGATTTCATCAGGGAATTGATCCAGCTTACACTTTGAATAATCAATTACGACTTCTTTTTGTGTTTGTTCAGCTTTCTTTTTATTTTCCAGCTTGCTTTCTTTAATTACCATTGCTAGATATTGACAAATTTCTGTTGTTGATTGCGTTAGAGTTAACAAATTTTTTGAAAGTTCAATCATATTTTCAATTACAACTTTATTACCATCCTCAGCATCTTTGTTTTGGTTAATTGAATATGTGCCTCGTTGTCTAAGAGTAGGCAACACTTCGCTAGTCACCCATCTTTTGAATTTTCTTGCTTCAGGTAGTTTAGAACCAAATATAAGAGAGTAAACACCTGATTCATTTATAAGAGTCATATTTTGTGTTCTGCCCAAATCATCTATGATGCCTTGTTTTAGGGCGTCATCTTCATCAACATGCTGATATATTGCGTTTCTTGATTTTACATAACCCAAAATAGATGTAACGTCTTTCCCAACAAAGTATGGATTTCCTTCAATCAACATACTTCTTACTTTTTGTCCTTGAAAATCAAAATTAATTATTTCGTTCATTTTTGTTCCTCCTTATTGAATATTTCATGAACATCACATCCCAATACCTTAGCAATTTCTTGTGCTCTTAAAGGATGTATTTTTTTAGTTTCTTTTCCTTCAATCCTACAAATTGCTGAACCTCCTAGCCCTGCCTTAATTGATAACTGATGTTGAGATAAACCTTTTTCTAATCTTTTCATTTTCAATTTTTCAACTGCTGGAGTAACCCACATACTTTTTCCTCCTTTCAACAGAATTATTCAAATTGAATAACTTTTGCTTGTAAACACATTATATACTATTCACATGAATAATTTCAATATAAAAAAATATGTTTTTCGGTTATTCACATGAATAGATTATTTGATATAATATGTAGAGGTGATTAATTTGGAACTACATGAAAGATTAAAACAACTAAGGAAGGAAAAAAAACTAACGCAAAAGGAATTAGCTAATGCTTTAAATATCCCATATAGAACCTTATTAAACTGGGAGTTAAATACTAGAAAACCATCTTATGAAAACATGATAAAAATGCAAGAATTTTTCAATGTTTCAGGTGCATATTTAAGAGGCGAGACAGATATAAAAGAAGCTATGACTTGGGATGATCCTGAAATCATGGATGAAGTTGAAAAACAACTGATATCATCAATGAAAGCTTTATCTAATTTAGCCATTGCTCAAACAGATGCTAATAAAAAGATTCTGTTTAATTTCTTTGTTGAGTTTAGAGGTTTAGCCGAATCTTTGGAAAGCAACGATGATTTCTATTTGTTAACTGAAACGATGATCAAAAATTTCAACACGTTAGAAAGAATTATCAGACATTCTAAATCATCCCAAAGCTAAAATACTATATATGGTACACTTTATCTTCCCTTATATCCAAGTGCGATAGGATATATCAAAATACGATATTTTATAAGAAAAAAAAGATGCAAATTCCAATAAAAATCTGCATCTTTTTTATGTTTTCATTGACATAGTAGGCATACTATGTTATAATAATAATGTAAAGAGGGAAGGAGGTGTTAAGATGGATGAACATATTAGCGAGATTATAAAAGACCTCTCAGAAGCTTTCCTAGCAATTGTTAGTTCGATCTGCTTAATCATTACTACTGCTAGAAAAAAATCCAAGAAGTCTAAATCTAAATCTCGAAAAAGGGTTAAAAGATGAGGGCAACCTCATCTCCCTGATTCAATTATAATATAACATGTTCCTCTATCGGCATCAATGAAAATCTTTGATATTATTGTATGTGCATTATCCTTAGTTGTTATTATTGAAGGCTTCGAAGGAGAGTTTGCCAACCCAACAATTTTTGATATGGCAAAATGGATCAGCTGTATAATAATGATTGCATGCTATATCAACTACAGAAAAAGAGGTGATCTAAATGACTAAATTTAATGAAAACGAATATAAACGCGATTGGAAAAAAGAGAATATGAAAACCGTTCGTGCTTCTTTTAAAAACGACTTCGTAGATCAGTTCAAAGAGGCGTGTAAAATTCTTGGAATTACTCAAGCAGATGCAATTCGTGAAGCCATGAATATTACCATTCAAAAAGCTGATGAGATTAGAAAAAAATAG